CGGTGCTGGACGCCAATCAGGGCCTGGCCGACGAGCCGCAACCGTATCGCGCCGGCATCGTGATCGAGCTGCCGGATCTGCCGGCACCCGATGACAGCGAGGTGATGCTGTGGGGCTGATGCCCCTCCGGTATGCAGCGCAATGACTCAATCGGCCCGCCCAGTGCGGGCTTTCTTTTGGATGGAATGATGACACCAATCTTTCGTGTCGTGGCCGACGGCGCCGACATCACCCAGCGGATCAATGACCGTCTGCTGCAGCTCAAGACAACAGACAAACCCGGCATGGAGTCCGACGAGTTCGAGTTGCGCATCGACGACCGCGACGGCGCTGTTGTGCTGCCTCCACGCGGAGCCAACATCGAGATCTTCTTCGGCTATGCAGAAACCAAACTGACCCGCATCGGCCGTTACGTCGTGGATGAGATTGAGCTATCTGGTCCGCCCGATACACTGGTCATCACCGGTAAGGCCAGCGAAATGCGCGGCAGTGGCAAGACTACCCGCAGTGGCAGCTGGGAGAATGTGCCTCTGTCGCGGATCGTTGCCGACGTTGCCGCCCGTAACGGCTGGCAGCCGGTGTGCCCGGTGCAAACCAAGGTGCCTCGCGCTGATCAACTCAACGAATCGGATTTCAATTTCATCACGCGTCTGGCCAAGCAGTACGACTGCACGGCCAAGGTCGCCGACGGCAAGCTGCTGGTCATGCCGCGGCAGGCCGGGCAGAGCGCCTCGGGCAAGAGCTTCGGTGTAGTACCGATCCAACGGCGCGACGTGAGCCGCTTTCAGTTTCGTCTCGGTGATCGCAATACGCACAAAGCGGTGTCGACCAAGCACCAGGACAAGAAGACCGGAAAGCTCGCGGTGGTCACTTTGGACAACGACGAATCGCCGGACGGCTTACCACCAGTGCATACCGACCGCCACATCTACCCGAACAAATCAGCGGCCGAAGCGGCAGCCCAGGCACGTCTCACTGCGTTCAACCGCTCCACTGCCGGCGTCCGACTGGAAATGCCAGGGCGCACCGATCTGTTTGCCGAACGATCGATCAACGCACAAGGCTTCAAGGTTGGGCTTGATGGCGAATACCTGGTCGATTCGGTGGAGCAGGTGTTTACCCAGTCCGGCTGGAGCACAACAGTCGAGTGTAACGGCGGCAAGAAGGGCAAGGCGAAAGCCAAAGGCAAGAAGAAAAAAGCGGCGAAGGATCTGAAGGTCGTTCAGCTCAACTAATAGCGTCGCATCCCAACACTTCAAGGAGACATCGATGTCACTGACAGAACAGCAACTGCAACGCATCATGCCCGACGCCCGCCGCCAAGCGGGCGTTTTTGTATCTGCACTCAACGTTGCCATGGCGCAGCGACAGATCAACACGCCGAAACGCCAAGCCGCGTTCCTGGCTCAAATCGGACACGAGTCCGGTCAGCTGCAGTACGTCCGGGAGCTGGGCGGCGATCAATACCTGAGCAAATACGACACCGGTGCCCTGGCCGCAAAACTGGGCAACACCCCGGCAGCGGACGGCGATGGCCAGCGTTATCGCGGTCGTGGGCTGATTCAGGTTACAGGCCATGACAACTACCTGCGCTGCAGCCTGGCACTGTTCGGTGACGAGCGACTGCTGCGTACCCCAGAGCTGCTGGAGTTGCCGCAGTGGGCTACTGAATCGGCCGCATGGTTCTGGTCGGTGAATGGGTTGAACACGCTCGCGGATCAGAACGAATTCAATGCGATCACCCGCAAGATCAACGGTGGTCTCAATGGCCTGCAGGATCGTCTGGAGCTGTGGGGGCGGGCGAGGGCGGTGCTATGCGTCTGAGCGACCTAATACCTGCGCCTTATCGGCTGCTTGGGAAGTCGGCGCTGCTGATCGCCTTGGTCGGCACATCCGACGCCATTACCTGGCAGGTGCAAGACTGGCGCTACGGTAGTCGGCTCAGCGAGCAGTCCCGACTACACACCGAAACCCTCAATCAGATGGCCCAGGCCGCGGTCGTGCAACAGCGTGCCGAACAAGGCAAGCGTCTCGCGCTCGAGCAGCGTCTGGCAGCCAGCGAACAAACCCATTATCGAGCCTTGAGCGATGTCCAACGTGATCAAGGTCGCCTGCGCGACCGCCTTGCCACTGCTGATCTGCGCTTGTCAGTCTTACTCGACTTCACCACCGGCGCCAGCAACGGAACGGTGTCAGCCACCACCGCCTCCGGCGGCGTGGTTCATGGCCCCACAAGAGCCGAACTTGACCCAGCGCATGCTCAACGAATTATCAGCGTCACCGATGACGGCGACCGGGGGCTGATTGCCCTCGCGGCCTGTCAGGCATACGCCAAAGAAGTCTCAACACCGAAGTGAGCAAGAGCTGCTATTCCGGATGCGTCAATATAAGGAGCGTCCCTTGAATGGGCGGCAACCGACGCCTAGCTGACCGTCTCATTTCGTTTTACCGCCACACGAATGCAATGTCGAGGTTTCTGGCGGCATGCGTCAATGTACTTAACGAAGCCTTAGCTATCATTGGTCAACGACCTCAACGACCTCTATCGCGCCTTGGAAGCGCTTTTTCGTGCAGTGCAGAACCACATGACAGGCTCATGAGATATTCAGGAAGCTCTGAATTGCGCTACGTACTCTTATGCGGGTGAAAACCCCGTATAGAAACCTTGACCGTTATTCGATTTTTGAATAACCCGTTGGTTGGTCTAGAGCAAAGCTAAAGATCAGTTCTGTTTTTAAAGTTGTGGCACTTGGCCATGCTGTGTGGCACGATAATCGAACTTGCAGTTTATAGGCAGATCTAAGATGAGATCTCGTGAGTTTCAGAGTTAGAGAGCTCCATAGATGTTGCATTGAACGGTAAGTTTGATTGCTTTTAAAATTGATCATTACTTAACAAGCTCGCTCAGGGATGTATATGGATATTGAAGCAATATTGGACGATCAGGTCGAAAATGTAAGTGCAGAAAATCGACCTCCTTTTGAAACGACTTTTGATTACGCAGAGTTCAAAGAAAATCGGGAAAAAGCGAACGAGGAGTGGCGGGCGCTCGGTCAGGAAGGCCAAAAGCAATTTAGAGGAAAGTTAAGAGAGTTCTATGAGAGTAAGGGTTTAGTACCTGCAGAAGATCAAAATTTCACAAATTCGAAAAATCTCTATATGCTCGATAGAGAAATTCAAGCTCGCATCGGTGCACGAAGTAATTTAGATTTTATAGCACTTGATGACTTGAATTTTCCAGCGCCTGCACTAGAGCTGCTGGAGAACTTAGAAAACTCTGATCATATTCGAGAGTTGTATAAAGTTAGGAAGCGTACTACCGGTGATGAGCGGAACTCTGGCATATCAGCAGATGAAGCCAGAAGAATTAAGAACTGTCTTAAGCAGGGTAGAGAGCTGTATCTCAGCAGCAGAAGCGGTCCAGTAATGGTTAAACCGTTAACGTTGTTTTATTCGCTGACTGCATACGCCTATTCTATAATTATATTGAATAATCCAATACGGTTTAAGTTGGATAATTTACCCGGTTCACATGGTATGAACTATCTCCCTGATCCAATTCGCGTTCAGTTTGGTGGCGATATGCCGCATGGTACATTTAGTGATCTAGTGTCCTCCTTTCCTACAAGTTTAGTTCGAACGCGTGAAAGTGATTATTCGCAGAGCAATCTAAATTCCATACTGGCCTTTTATAAAAATAGGTTTACCGTTAGCGCTGGTGCGCTTTTAAGTATGGTCCCAGAAATAAGGGACTATTATAAGATAGCAACCGGTCGAGATTCACGTACTCATCCTCTAGAAGTGAAAGTCGTTACAGATCGGCGAACGACTTCTTGGGAGTTGCAAATTGGTGACGGGATTAGACGCCCTCCATTAGGTGACGTAGTGCAGTCATTCCCTAATTTTGATATTACTGAGCGATATGGTAAAACAATTGTAGTTATACCTGCCGTTGATGAGCATAGAGCGCAGTCAGCTATATATGCTGATATCCGAGGGAGTTTGTGGTATGTTGAAAATCCGTTTTTTCCTGTAGTGCTGCCAGAAATCGCAGTGCATTTTCTGTTGACCAGTATGTTTAGTAATCTTATGCGTTACTCGCCCGATCATTGGGGGGAGGTTTTGTTGAATCAGGTGAATACCAACGTTTCTCTAATAATTAATAAGTATCTATCATCGTTTGAATTGAAGATGCCAATATTGTTATTAAGATCAATTTCTAAATTTCATCCTGTAGTCTCTTCAGGGATATAGAGTTTTCGAATAGGGCGCAACGCGTATTAAAGTCGTAAATCGTAAATCGTAAATCGTAAATCGTAAATGTTGCGATTTACGACGTCCGCGTTGCAATATAAAAGTTTTATATGGGCGCTTTTTAAATGATACCCAATATTTACCAAAGTGGTTGGCCAGAGCTTAGCTTGAATATCAAATTTTCTTCATCTATTTCTGGTAAGCCGAATGATTTTCTTTGCAGATTATGATGTCTAGCCACGTCATGGAGTGAAGGTCTTTTTGGCACGTGGTCGCAGAGAAGCTCTCCTTGCCTATTCAGGTGCCAATGATCCATTTTGAATATATTATTAGGTAGCTTTGTTTTGGCTTGATTATTCAGAACTATATCATAGTCGTTTGTGAAGCCTGCTAGTCGGCAGAATTGTTCGTTTAATTTATCTACCAGGCAAATTCTATGTCCATAATCATCTCTAAGTGTTACTTGGATAACTGCGGATATGTGATCGAGGCTTGTGTTTAAAAAACCGTTTATATGTATTGGCTTTAGCTTTTTTGTAAGCAGGGTGAATGTCCCGCTAAGAGTTGCCCTTGCTATATACGGGGCTTCTCCCCAATTAGCGCTATGACTTACGCCAAACATTGGTATGTCTTCTGGGAGAAATAATGCATCATTTATAACTACTACGCACGCTGCGTTAGGTGGTATAAGTCCTTTTTCTTTATCGGTTTTAAATTTTTCTTGCTTGGTTTTTAGTGCTGATGTTATTTTCAGAAATATCTCTAGGTCTTGATCTCTCGTTCTTCTGGCTCCAGCGCCTAATCTAGTGTTTAAATCATTATTATGCCACTCGGTGATTCCTTCATTGTCGGGCTTCGGTGCGATGACCTCACACATGATGTTGTAGTTTTCTTTTTGTACATGAAAGTCTGGGCCTTCGTCTGCTGTTGGTAGGAGTTTAAAATTATTTCGTTCTAGGATGTCAAAAAATAACATTTCACTTAAGGCTTGCTCGTACTGTTTGTCTGTGCCATTTATTATTTGGCGTGAAAATTTTTTGTCAGCATAAGGTGAATTGTTGAACTTTAAGAATATGTTTGATAGTACTTTTATAGAGTCATCGACTGATTCTCGACTTTTTTCATCACTATAGCCATATTTTGCAGATAGGGACTGCTTCCAAATATTTTGGAGTGATTTTAATGTGTCCATTTTGATAAGCACATCCTTCAAGGTAGGCTAAATTTTTCGAAGTCTGTAGATTAATATGAGTTAGCTTGGCTTTGAATCTTCCGATCGTTTTACCGCTTAGAGAACGCGCCATCGGTCAGACCGCTCAAGCCTACTGGTGGCCATTTGGCTCAGAACATCTGTGCCGAAAGAGAGCCATTTTCTCATTGAATAATTTAGAGCTGACACGCTAAGTCTTCGTCACTTTGTACTTTACGTCAGACATTAAGGGGGATCGAGGGTGTTTTTAACGCGATTGCTGCCATCTCTTCCTGTCAACCATCGCTCTAGAGAGCGAAACTTTCATGACCTAATAATCGGTAAGTAGTGCTGTCGATATCGTGTTTCCTTTCAATAGTCGGTACGATGCATTGGTAGTGAAGCCTAACGAACTGCACGTCTTTTTGGCTAAGTTTTTCGACATCTTTAAGGTTATCCGGCTGGCTATGTTCGCAAGCGATGTAGTCGAGCGGGTTTCTCTGGCCGAAGTGGGCAGAATCATAGACTGAACTGATCTGTACATCTCTATTAACTCGAGTTTAGCCCTAACTCTTTCCCTTAAGCCGAGCTAACCCTTGCTTGATGTGCCCTGCGTTTTCGCCAATCGCCCACAAGGCACCCCGTACGTTGTCTCCTACGTCGCTCAAACCTTGCTTCTCAGCATGGAGCGTCAGCTCCATCAGGCCAGCCTCAAGGGCGAGCTGATTTTGGTACATCCTTTCCAGCAGGTCTGGTAACGAATATTCATCTGGCACGGCTTCAACTCCAATGAGCAAAAACTCAAGCATAGTACCTGTACTGCACTTGTCAGGCAGCATTGAGGATTATTGCTTAGAAATTGCTGCGAGACTAATGGATTTTTGCGAGCAGACCAGTCAAGCAAGAGTGTTGGCGGAAATATGCACCCAGTCCAGCGTCGGAGCATGCGAAAGCATCCCTTCGACAATTGCGGTCACACAATTCGTTCATACCTAAAGCCCAGTGGGGTGCTTGCCGATATTCATACCTTTTAGGTAATCGTCAGTTCGCGAACTCATGGCTACCTATCTGTCCTACCAAGTAGTGACTACGTGCCGACGATAGGTGCGATCGGTATGGGACGAGTTAATGGGGGAGAATTAATGACTGGATTTAGCTTTCTGTTCCAGCTGCGCTCGCCAGTAATTCAGGATATTGAGCGGCCAAAATAGCGCTGATTTTTTCAGTCACTAGACTAGTTGCTTGAGGCATGAAGGGGAGACCACCTATTTCTACCTGTTCGATGCTTTTGTAAAACTTGTGTGAACGATACGTTTCCTCATCTGGGTAAGGAAACAAAGTAACTGCTCCTATAACCGCACCTTTCTCCCAGGCTCCTGCTTTCAACGGGTGGGGAAGGGCGATGGCATCGCGGTAACGGTGCATCGTATTTACATCATCAGTGGTGGGCCCTGGCCCCCCATACTGCTTTATATAGTCGTGGTCGAATTGAATGCGGTATTTGGCATCAAAAAGGTAAAAACGCTCAGCGCTGGCGAACTGAATAACGTTGTCAGGTTGCTGGGCAATCGTAGGTAGCTTGCTGAAGAGCCGGTTGTATATCAGGAACATATCTATCCCGGTCGGCTTGTGTACGAAGCGTATTGCTGACTGCTTCCCTTTTTTCAAGGCGACCGTCATCTTGAGTCTTCGGTAGGCAACAACGTTTTGCTCTGCTAAATCGAAACGGCTACGCAGGAGCACGACAATTTTCAGAAAACACCAGTATTCATAGAGCAGCGAAGTTTCTTTTATGCCGATCGGCACTATGTCACCCGCGAACGAAAGGCCGCCGTTGAGTAGCCGACATAACTTGTCGAATCGGGAATATATAGGGTGCTTGTGCAAAACCATTGACTCAGGTCGCATGGTCCCCCCATCTGCGACCTGGCCTAGAAAGGGCGAGCGCAGAAGTGACTCTACCTGGCGCTCCATCGCTTTGAGGCGTGGGCGTATTGATTCAAAAAATTTGGCCTCGGCGGAGCGATTGGCATCTTCATCTCCGGAATTTTCGGTTTGGCAAAGTGTACGAATGTTCCGGTAGGTTTCTTTGATCAGTGCTTTGTAGTAACGATTTTCCGGCGTGTCGAATGTAGATGAAGAGATGCTTTCGCTTATCCTTCGTGGTAGCGCAATGCCGAGGCTTGGAATTACAGAGCCGCCGTTTTCTCGCCGCAAAGCTCGATCAATGGTTTGACGGTTGACTCGGCGTGCTCTTTCAGTGGCAACTAGGGCATTCTTCTTGATCAGACCGCTATGCGGATTTCTAGAGATAGCATTGGCGAGTTTGAAGAAATCAACAAAGTGCGATTCAACTAGGGCAAGCCACTCAACAAGCGTAGGGTTGTGGTCTTTAGCAGGAGCTGCAAGGCCGTAGGTACGTGCGTTGGCCGCCATCGCCAAATTGCGTAACATGCCTGACACTTCATCGCGCATTGCAATGTAGTCCGTACGATAATCGGCCTTACGTGAAAATACCTCAATGCATAGGCTTACATTTCCTGTCGCGCTCAAAACTTCGAAATCAGCGAATCCTACATTGTTGCCGAAATTGAGTGTGTGATGCTCGCTGTTCGATCGTGTACGCCGAGCCTCTGATCCGAGGGGTAGAGTAAGCGTGGCAGAAGGGTCGTTCTTCTCGAAGTGAATGTCATATGCAACAGCCTCGAAGAACAACGGTTCTATCGAAGTGCCTGGCGTGATAGGGCGCATGAGTCCAGTCGTACGATCAAGAGCCTCCACTAATACCGGGCCCTTAAACAAGACGGTTGTTTGCGGCTTAGCCGAAATGAAAGGTGGTAGGTCTGGCAATTTGCCAATGATCTCAATCCTCCAACCCACACCCTCGATTAGGAGGAGCAGTGGCATCAGGCACCCCAGAAGCGCGTAGCGCCGTCGAGATCGAGAAGCGCTGCCATTCGCTCAGTTTTGCGTATGCTTCGGTCAAGTTTGCCAGCGAACTCTGGAAACTGATCGCCCACTTGCGGTATCTCGTGGGCTGTTAGCCAAGCAGCGAGTTTCTCTAGCGCTCCAGACAACGCATCTCCGCTGCCAGCCACTTTGGGTAAAATTTTCTGCAGGATGCAGAAGTCTAATGCGGCATACCCGGTCATGACGTCCGCCAACTCATGCTTACGCCAGAAATGTAGGTAAAGAAGGATCGCATCGCGAGTTCGGTAACCAAATTTGATACCTGCGGGGGCGAGAATCTCTTGAATCTCGGCAAGCATCCCAGCAATGTGCTCGAACATTGGCTGGCTTTCGGCGCGGGCTTCTTGAATTGTGATCGCATTGGTCTGTTGGATCATTTGGGCGACAAGAATACTCAATGCCGTTATATCTGGTTGAGTCGTTTTAGTCGTGGCGGAGGCAAAATCAGTCAAGACCGGATCGTCGAGTTCGATTGTAAACGCACGGTCCAGCACTTTTGGGCTGAATGTGTGTGTGGACTCGTCCATGTTGGCGGTGCCGACGACACGCAGGTTTATTGGGAGTTGAGTTCCTCGCAGACCGGCGTAGTGGTCCGCTGCTCCGATGACAATCGGAGGGAGCTCAATAGGAAGCGGATCTGTTACTACATTGCCGTGCATTCGCGAGCGCGTTTCAGCGACACTAAGGAAGTCGCTGAAATAGTGTTCGACAGGAGCAAGATTCATTTCATCGAGGAGGGCAATCACTAGTTTGGAAGGGTTTGCTTTAGCCTCTAGGAGGCTTTTAGTTAAAGCTCCATCAATATACTTGGTTGGCGTCAGGGTGGGAATATAACCAAATAGATCGCTGTTGTCGGTCCACTGAGGTTGAACGGGGATAGAGTTGAAACCGGAATTTGTAAGTTTGGCGAATTTACGTGGCAGTAAGCTCTTGCCAGTGCCGGAGATACCCGAGAGTATGACTAGAGGACTCACAGTCATCGCTAGGTAGAAATTAGCGAGTTCGGCTGCGGAGACCAAGTAGCCCTCGGCATCCATGGCCGCCCTCATGTCTTTCAAGCGCTCGCTAGAGGAGCTCGCACTCCCCGCCAAAGTTGCAGTGATTGGCGGAACGAGCTTCGGGCCGAAGCGATACTCGGCCGTTGAGCTGCCAGCACGTTGCGATGACTGCGCACGAGTCATGCCGCCAGTTTTTTCAAGGTAACCCGCTTTCATCAGTCGTGCTGGTTGGTGGGGGCGGGCTGTACTCGGGACATCGACGTCGACATTGACCGACTCCGGCATGTATCGCCAAATTACGTCGGATGGAAATTTATAGTCGGGGCCATGCGCAGCCAGCATCGCGTTGAGAGCAGAAATGGCGTGGGCGAAAATCTGGTCATTAGATAGTGACATTGTCGTCCCTTAATTTTGGCTTTTTGTCTTCGCTTCCTGGCTGCATCACTCTTGGTCGACTAGTGGATGCTGGTGGCGATTCTCGGTTTGTTACTCGAAGGCGTAGTGCTTGAGATATTTTGTGAGTCGAGCTGTTCTGCCAAGTGAATGGCGATAGCTTGAGAAAGCAGAGGCGGGACGGCCTCGCCAATCATATCCATGCCTATACCAGCGCGAGTCGTATCAGTAACATCATTGATAGATGTGACGAAGCGGAAATCATCATCAAATGACTGTAGGCGGGCAGCTTCACGCATAGTAATGCCTCGCATCTCTGTGGGATGGGAGAAACGGCCCGAGCCTAGGAAGTTTGCGTTTGCAGTAATCGTCAGAGCCGGAGCGTCCCAAGCCAAGCGTGTATACGCACTCCAGTAGTAGTCTTTATAAAACGCAGGGTTGATGATACCTGCCTGCACTAATGCGAGCCGCGCGACTTCGGGAGATACGCCCTCATCCTTGACCATTTTTGCAATGTCTAGGGCGTATTTGGCTCGCATGCGCTCGCTCTCAGTGTCCCAAGTTTTACCAGGGCGCATCTCTTTAATAATGTCGAGCACTGAGTGCTTGTAGCTTCGGGTAATGTGATTGAAGGGAAAGGCTGCGGACGTTCGCATCAATTGAGCGTAGGTACTCGGATCATTCTTGTACAAGTCGAGTGATCCGCCTCCAAGTTCGTCTAAGTTTGTTGAGGGCTTGCATAAATCACCTATTGCATCCGCAACTGTGACCCACGGCTTTCGTCCCTGGGCTAATAGCATTGGTTTAGAGGGATCGGCGTGAGTGGGCGTAGGGAATGACGCTGGACCTATTGAGCTTGCAATAAAAACCGCTCGCTCGCGAAGCTGCGGGACGCCGTAATCGGCGCAATTCACTACAGCCACTTCGACCTTATATCCTAGGTCGCGCTCAAGCATTTGGATCACTAGTTCAGAAAGCTTGCCCAGACGACCCTCGAAGCCGTGGTTGAGCATCTGTGGGACGTTTTCAATTACCAAGAATTTTGGACGCAAGGCTTCTGCAACTTCCAGGTAACGCAGTACCAAGTCGTTTCGAGGGTCGTGTGCCAATTGGCTATAACCGCTGAACTTGACAATTTTCCCCTTGTCACGCTGTTCTGTGCGCCTTAGTTGGGAAAAGCCTTGGCAAGGTGGTCCTCCGATCATGCAGTCTAGATCACCCTGTGCGATGCCCTTTTCCTTTAGCTTGGCGTGGATAATATCCACATCAAGTAGCCGGATATCTTCACAGATGGTCGCGGGAGCGAGATCATCATCGCGATGGTTGAATTCAAACGTCTTTAGTGCTTCAGGTTTCACATCGTTACCCAAAGCTACGCTGAAGCGCCCGGATCGCGTGAAGCCTCGAGAGGTTCCGCCGCAGCCGCAGAAAAATTCCGCGAGAGTATATTTTTTCTGGTTCATTTTTCCATGTTTCGTCTGATTCAGTGCGTCTTACGCTTAACCGCCCATTATCACATAGGCTGCCGTAGTAGAGCGTAAGCATTTCAAAGCATTCGATTCGCTGCGCTGGGAGCGGTGGAAAATCGGAAAATAATAAAGCTAACCCCATTTCACATGAAAATCTGAATTGCTCCGGATAGCAATCGCGACTGGCTGGTTTCAGCTGAAATCTGCCGATTCGCCGCACGTCGTTTTTTGAGCATCTTCTGTTAAGAAAAAACCCCGGATCGTGGTAACGATGCGGGGCTGTCAGAATGTAAAAACGAAGGAGGAACCCGTACCAATTTTCGTACCAATGATCGTGGTTTAGCACGGATCGCAATGTTGCGCTCGGACCTAACCCTTTGATTTTCATGACCCTAATAACGTACAGAGCACCCCGAAACATGGCGGTGTAATTCTGTTCCAGGGACATGAAACTACCTGTGGGGATTTTCGCAAAGGGCAAGGGTACGGTGGCGGACACAACCCTGCAAGTTCGGTGTAACGCGATTATTCGTCGCGGCCTTCCA